GTTCTGACACAGGAATAATCCCAGTTTCGCTAGCCTTAAACTCAAGCAACTTCCACCCATCAGTTTCATCAGCTCGATATCTGAAGTCTGCGAAATGGATACGACCCTTATGAGTTCCGATAAATAAGCACCAGCCTAATCTATCACTCAGACTCGGTCTAAGAACCTCATTCCATACCTTTGGGTTCATGTCACCCACTTCGTCTAGGACGCAGCCATCGTAGTAAGTTCCACGTAATGAGTCTGGATTATCTGCGCCATGCAACGAGATTCTTCTACCCCAGAAGTCAACACGCAACTCAGAGATGTTTACGCTAGCACCCAAAGGTCTTGTGAACTTAACCAAGTAGTCAAACGCTATCCTCTTGGCTTGTGTATATGTAGGAGCAACATAGCAGAATCTAGGATCATCTAACTCACACTCTATTGCTTTTTTGATAAGCTGATTAATCGCAGCCACAGTTTTCCCGAATCTTCGATGCATAACCCCAACAACAAATCTATTGTTATCAAGAGCATCATGCAGGATTAACTGCTGTGGTCTAGGTTTGTAAGGGATTATTATTTCTGACATATTCCGCTATCGCTAAAAAAACATTGTAGTCATTGCAATCAGACTTAAGCCTATTTGCTTTCCAAGAAATAATTTTCACATTCCCTTTAATATATCCTTCTGTGTTTCTAATTCTATCTAAAGTAGGAGTAGCATCATTTCTTGTGCCAAATCCCTTATTAATTAACTTTATCCCTAAAACTGGGCATAAATCTGGAATCTCACAATCCTCTGGATCAATATTAAAAGGCAATCCAGCTTTTTTAGCTCTGTTTTTAGCTTCTATCCAAATTGATCTTGATGGATTTTTATAATACTTTTCTTTTCTCCAGTTAGACCATTTTTCTGTCTTTGTGTAATCGCTCATACATGGCTTGCAATATGAGCCTCTACCAGTAAGCGATCTTGCGTTTAAATAAAATTCTTCTGGTAATTTATATGTTTTGCACTTACCGCAATGGTGATGCTCTAAACCATTTAGTTCGACAACTCTGGCTTTTCTATCCATAAGATTCTCCTAATGGATATATTTTAATACTTTTTTAGTAAATATTCAAAGTATTACTTCTGCCATGTCACGCTATGCTCTACTGCGCCACCGTCTGCACCTGTGATCTCTGACCTAGCCAGCTTAGGTACGTGGTACTCACACAGCTTGTTCATTAGGTCTAAAGCCTTGTAAGGATCGTCCTTAGCTACCTGTTCTAGCCATCCATCCATGTTCTCTACGTTACGTTCTAGTAGCTTTGCAATAGCTTCCTTAACGATAGATGTTGACTTATTGACCGCACCTTTAGGTCTACCCTTACCCATATTAGTAAGGTTAGCTATTCGTGCATCTTCCTCTATTTTACTGGTGTAATCTGTTTCCATTTTTGCATTACCTTTCTGGTGTCATGCGTAATACTTATCGTACACATCTGGTCTATTTTCTTTTATCCAAGCTCTCGGTTCCTCGTGGCACTTTGCGTAGTCCATCCCTACTGTCTGACTTCCTGCATGATGCACGTAAGCTGTGCTTACAAAATGACTGAACCCTGCTTTAGATAGATCATCGCACATAATGTTATCTGAATACCAATTAGTGCTAGGGAATCTTGCTGTATCAAATGCCTGTTTATTGATGTAAGCAAAAATAGGCGCAATGACCCCTACTTCCTTGATGTGATCTTCTGATTCGTATTTTAACCCAACGATAGAATCATTAGTAATACTACAACGAATATTTTGATCCCAAAGTACATAGTCACTTCTTGCCCCTACAAAACCTAGTTTGTCTGTGTGATTCTTTAGTAGCTCAATATCTGACTGTAAATTCTTATAAGTTGTCGGAGTTATAACAACATCGTCATTAGCAATGATAATCTCGTCATACCCATCGTAGAAAGCCTTAGACATAGCCTCGTTATACGCATCACCAAAGTTTGTAGCTACGTTGTATATCCATGTGTGTACAAGTTCAGCATCCTCAGTATTTTTACTGGATAGATATACAGGTATGTTCGGACAATACGCCTTTATGCTTAAAAGCAGTATATTTAGACCTATGTTTCCTGTGGAACAAATAACGATAGCTTGCATAATTATTAATAAGTCTGAGAACTAGGGAAAAGGATTCCCATCGCTTTTTTGCTGTAAACAAATACAACATCCTAATTCTCAGGCTTTTTAGCTCTTAGTTAAGATTACTCGAATAAAATCTATTGCTCTTGGCGTTCTAAGCAGCGTCTCCTGATCCTGTATCGTTTGACCGTACTCAGATATACCGAACTCCATTGTCTTTACCGTAAATCTATCTTCCCATCCTAGATACCAGTGCCAATCAGTATAGTATAAAAAGCTGTTTTCGTTAAATGCTCTTACGTGAGTTGGATCCTGCCATGCGCCTAAACTCAAGTCATACGGTACTTGAATGTGGAACTCGCCACCACTCTCTAGCAAGTCTTTACAGTTAGTCATTGCCGTTACCAGATCAGGTATATGCTCCAGTACGTCATTAGCGACTATCTGGTTAAACATTCCCTTCTTTATCTCTACCTTACCAAACCTAGTGTCAATCACCTCGCCGAACTCTACGTGAGTAATATCTACGTGCCAATCAGGTTTAGTTCTAGCCTGTATATCAGCGTTAAACCACTCATCTCGCCAGTCTTTACCCGATCCTAAATTAAGCGTTTTTGGCAGCAATTAAAGCCTCTATATCGTTAGAGCAAAGCAATGGAATTAAATCGTTTATACGGCTATCTGGTAGTTCCCACCACGGGTTTTCTAGCAGTCTCTCTATCTGACTCCGAGTGAACCTGAACTTCAGAGCTATTGCCGGATTTCCTGCTGCAATTGCATAAGCCGGAATATCCTTTACGACCACAGAGTTCGCAGCAATTACCGCCCCGTCTCCAATCGTGACTCCAGACAATATTGTTGACCCTGAGCCTATCCATACGTCATTACCTATTATCACGTCACCCTTAGTTGCCGGATGACCTTTGCCGTTATGGTTAAATACGTCTTTGTGGATGTGTCCGAAAGGATAAGTTGTTACCCAATCCGTCCTGTGGTTCCCACCTATAAAGATCGTTACGTTATCAGCAATCGAACAAAAGGAGCCTACCTTTACATCAGCTCCTTCTCCCCAATCACGAACTTTAATATTCTCTAGTCCGTATGTGTAGCGCATTACTTCTTTTTGGCTTTGTTTGTCTTTGTACGTGAACCACGCATCGGAAGGCTAATCTCAATCTCGATCTTGCCGTTCTTCTTACCGTTCTTTTCTTTACTGTACTCTTTTTCTTCCATCATGCAACCCTTACCGCCTTTGCACTCACCACCCTTACATTTAGGACAAGATTTCATGCCTTTCATTGCTTTCCCCTTACCATTTAACTTTGTTAGCCCAATATGCCGCAGACATCTTGCCTTTAGCGATATTGGAAGCGTGACGAGCTTTAAATGCCTCGTTCCTAGCACTACCGTCAGGACTACCCTTAACACCCTGCTGACCGAATCTGATTAACTTTACTTCATCACCAGACTTAGCAAGCACAGCATGGCTTTTCGTTGGATGACTAGGAGTCTTTTTAGGCTTGTTATAACCTGAAAATTCTTCTTTGCCTCGCTTAATCATTTCTTTTTCTTCGCAGTCTTAGCAGCTAACTTGAAGTCTGCCTTAGTTGGCGCACCTTTAGTTCCAGGCTTTTTCATTTTCTCGCCAGAACCTTCTTCTATACGCTTACGTTTAGCGTGAATGTTTGCGTAGAGTCCTGTTTTCATTTCTTGGCTTTCTTCTTAGCCATACCTGCTTCGCTGAGAGCGATTGCTACAGCTTGCTTCTGAGATTTAACTACAGGACCACCCTTGCCTGAATGAAGCTCACCCTTACCAAATTCCTTCATTACCTTGCTGACTTTCTTAGCAGCCTTAGTTTTTTTCATCATTTAAGATTTCCTTTACTTTGTCCAGTAGTTCCCATTGTGTACCATACACACGTTCCCAAGCCTTGCGACCCATTCCATGTATTCCTTTGTTGCCTCTGTGATGCAAAGGACATAAAGGTAAGGTATTAGTATGACTATTTCGTACTCCTAAACCTAGTCCAACGTCACGAATATGATGTATCTCGCATGGTGTTTGCGGATAACCTTCATTAAAGCAAATTATACAACCTATATCTGCTACCTTCGATAAATATTCTTTGTCTGATTTCTTCATTGTCTTTTTACTAATGCCTATTTATTGAGCAGTCATAATT